TTCAGTGGGTTTAACAACTTCAGTGGGTTTAACAACTTCAGTGGGTTTAACAACTTCAGTGGGTTTAACAACTTCAGTGGGTTTAACAACTTCAGTGGGTTTAATAACTTCAGTAGTGGTTTTCACTTCTGTAGGTGGTTCTCTTGATTTTATACGTTTGTTGCGTTCATCTTCCAAACTGTTTCTTGATTTTTCGATCATGCTTTTCTTAACAATCTTCAACTCTTTATCTAAAAAATTGAATAGTTGTACAAATTTATTGTTTCTTCCATGTTTTATAAGTTCATTGTAATTAGTACAATGACCATAATGTTCATTAAAATAAATATTATCAATAAGGTTGTAGCATATTGAACATCTCATTGTTATCTAAAAGATAGCTCTATTATTTCGCAATTAAATAAACGGAAATATAGAAAATAATATAGCTAATATTATAATCATGAAAGTGCTGTGCAGGAGGGCGTTATTTGATAATGAAAACAACATTTTGATTAGAATAGTGAAATATTTAGATAAGAACGGTAAGGTACAAGTCAAGCAGACAACTTATAAAAAGAAATATAGAGGTTGCTACATACAACAAGGTCGTCCAACTTTTGCTTAAGTTTTGTTAAAATTTTTTTATTCATAATAGTATATATTATGAATAAAGTTGGTGGTTCAGAAGGAACATACTGTTTTGGTAAGAAGGGAACTGCGTCATGTTATGGATCTGTCGAATGTGATTACAGTCATGATGTTGTGCGTTGTGTTAGAAAAGGTCAGTCAACCAACAACGGAATCAGAAATAACAGAAGACTGAATAGAAATATAAATAAAATTCTGAATAAACATAGAAAAAATAAGAAAGACCTCACATTTAAAGTCGATAAATCAACCCTGGATCTTATCAAAAATGGTGAGAAAACTCGAGATGTAAAACCTTTAAACTATGCTACAAAAAAGATAAGACTTGGTGATACAGTAACGTACACAGATGGCAAAACATCAGTCAGTGTGAAAGTCACAGATATGTCCTTCCACAAAAACATGGACAATGCATTGAAGAGAGCAACTCTCAAAAACTCTTTCCCTAAAATGAAGAATATGAAAGATGCAAAAGCAACTCTCGAAAAGAGCATCAACAAGAATAATAAAAGCGAACATTTTATAACAATTTCCATTAAAGGCTGAAAACTATTTAAAAAAAATTTAGAAATAATCATAAAATGGAGAGTAAATCAGCTAAACCAGCAATGACGAAAGAAGAGAGACGAAAAATGTTGAAACAGAGACTTAGAGATAAGATTAACTCTAAGACTAGTGGCAGATTGGGAAAACATGATAAGAATAACCAAATGACATCAGCTTTAAATCAGATTAAAGAGATGAACCTCTCCAATGAACAGTTGAACTCTGTTCTAAGTGGAATGATTAAAGACCCTAAGGCTAGAAAGAAGAATAAGAAGAGAATTCAGAAGATGATGGGCGAAGATGTTGAGAAACAGATCAAGAAGGTTCAGTCAGATGACGGAAAGAAAGATGAACAGTGATTGAGATGATTTTCGAATACATCATCCTCGAATATGTTCATATTTCCGTCAAGGATTGTTACATTATCCTTATCTGACAACCACTCTTCATGTTTCTTATGAAGATTTTCTATGTAATTTCGTTCTATAAGATCTTCACCCGGTCTATGTCTTATTTTAATTCTATTCATACAATTATCAACAGTTGTATGAATATATATAATCTTATCGACCTTAATATTCATAAATCCATACCAACTCAGGTACACATCCCATTCCAATTTATTCAACAATCCATCTTGATAAAGCATCTTAGCGAACAGATATCTGTCACTTTCGACTGATCTCTCTGTTACAATTATTTTTGCTTTAGAATTGGTAAGTGCATTATACAATCTCTTCAATCGAGAAATGTAAGCAAAGTTCTGAAAGATATATGCATACCTCTTCTTATCAGTATAGTAGTTTTCAACTAGGTTCTTACCATCATCACTTCGCAACTGTTCCCATTCTTTAACAGGTTCACTTACAAAATATATATCAGGATTGTTTCCATATTTTTCGCGTAGTTTCTTGATAAATGTTGATTTACCAGATCCAATATTCCCATCTACTGAAACAATAACTGTGTTGTTGTTTTTGATCATGATGTTGTCCTTTAAGTGGGGATAATTCTCTTGTAGAAAAAATCATTTTTTTATTTTTCTGTTCGAAAAAAAATTGTTGGATATATAATATTGAAACATACCACAGATTAATATGGGCGACGATTTCAAATTTACCAACGGTGTTGTAGTAGCATATAAAGAGATTACATTTTCCGATTCACCATACAGTATAACAAGTACAAGTGGTCCGAATAGTGGACAAGAGTTTATGTTAGGAGTTGATACAACTGTTGTTCTTCCAACAGATGCAAGGACAGGATCAAGTGACGTTAGACAGTTAGGAAGGATGTATTATATAACAGATATATCTAATAATGCCTCAGTGAACAATATTATTATAGACGCTAATGCAAATGCAACTATAGCATCTCCAAGTGGTACATCACAAACTACAACAATGACAAGTAATGGAGACTCAATATATCTTGTGTGTGTTGATGCAACAGACGATAAAATTCACAAAAAACACAACTAAATTATTATGTTTATATGAATTTAATGTTATATTGTTAAATATAACACTTTAAAGGATCAATAACATTCAGATTGATAAGAATTTATTCTCATGTCAATCACAGAAATCATGTAGAGTTTGTTATCAGAAATAGACGGTCATTACATCACTCAAACTGTTGTGGAACTCTTATTAAGCTTGATCAAATTGAGAGAGTTCCATCTCTTCTACATATCAATGAAAGTATAAAATGTGTTACTCCATTTACTGAAATATTATTAACAAAAGAACAATGGCTGAAGAGAAGATCACAATATATTAGAAGGAATAGAATAAACATTTACAGAAGACTCAAGAGAGAGGCTGAAAAGGTTTATCAAGAATTGATTGAAGAGAAATATGGTAAAAAGAAGATGAAAGAGATTATTAATCACCAACCATCAAGACTGGGCGAAGGCACTGACTTCAAATCTTTATCTGAATTAGCAGGAGTAGTTTGAGATTTGCCGTCTGATACAACCGCATCAGCATATGTAAACTTTATATTTTCCAAAATTTCTGAAGTGTACTCATAAAGTTCAGAAATATTCTTGTGTTTGTACTGTTTCTGAGGTTTCTTATTATATATCCTTCTACAAATTGGACATTCTTTCTCGCCATAATTAGTTGTAGAATGATTGAACCAATCCTCCAAACACTCTTTATGAAAACCGTGACCACATTTTAAAATCCATGTGTCCTTCTGACTAAAAAAAGAACCACACATGAAACACTCCTCCTCATAAAGATTCTTGTTCACAGGCATATGATTTTCACAACAGAAGAACTTTGTTCTATCTTCTATCTTTCTTCTGCAATACTTTTTTTTTGAATTAATACCTTTACATCTATTCATCAATACTCTATATTGGATTAATTTTTTAAGTTGAATTTGTATAAACTTAAAAAAAATACTACAAATTAATAGTAGTTATGGATTTAAAAAAAAAGAGGGAGATTGTGTGTATCAATTGTGGTAAAGTAGGACACATCTATAAAAAATGCCATTTACCAATAATCAGTTTTGGACTGATATGTATTAAGCTTGATGGAATTGATCTCTCATTCTTATTACAAATCAGCAAAGATCTTGACAATGAGAGTGTTTTGGATAGTGAGCTAAGTAAGTGTAGATCACTTCTTGCCAATGTTGATCGGGATTATTTGAGAGAAAATATGAAGTATTTGATGATTAACAGACGAATAAGTTTGTCAATAATTGAGTTTATAAGAGGAAAGTACAAATTGACAGATTTAGATTATTTAATGAACACTATTCGTTATATGACAAATGAAGAGAAAGAGAATCTATTGAAATATGATTTTGATGAGAATTGGAACAATTTATGGAACACTAAGTTGAGTAAGAAGAATGGAAACTTTCATAATGAGTATGTCGATTCAAGAAACAAGTTCAATAAAGTTAAGGAGGGGTACACTGTGAATGTTTATGGTACAAAGGTTTTTGTTAAACTTGATGAGATGATAAGGTATTGCAAAGATCGTTATGAAGAGACAGAGTGGGGGTTTCCAAAGGGTAGGAGAGATTTGAATGAGGAGGATATTGATTGTGCGAAGAGGGAGTTTGAAGAGGAGACTGATTACTCAGCAGATGAATACGAAATGTTGCGAATGAATCCTATAAATGAACTGTTTATGGGAAGTAACAAAGTTAGATATCGTCATAAATACTATATTTCCCAAATATCAACTGAACGAGAACCTAGAATTAATAAAAATAATAAAATTCAGTTGATAGAGATTGGTGATATAAAATGGTTCACCATCAAAGAGTGTTTAAATAAGATAAGGGATTACAGCGTCGAAAAGAAGAGTATGATCTCAAATTTCAACTTCTTAATAGTCAATTTTATTATGTCTCTCAAGGAACAAATAGGTTAACCAAAATTTACATACCACCTAGAGCCTTTGGGAAACCGGTTGTAGTCCAGTAGTCTTGTCCCAAATATGGTGGAGTTGGTTGAGTTTGAACGAGAGAGTCCATTGATGCTGGACCGACACCACATATCTGGCTGATTTGGTATGGTTCGAGTGCGTAATTGTAGTATCTGAATCTTGATATGTAACCGTTGAAGCCACCCCAACTAGAGATTCTCAAATCTTCGAAGTTCAGTCTTGGAACACCGCTCAATTTACATCTCTTCTTCAAACTGCAATTTACATAAACATCCAAACTTTTTCCGATGAGCATTACTGTTAAGTGAACCCATTTATTAACAGGAACATTACCAATATCGCATCTTTCGGCGTGGTTGTTAAATGTGTTCATAACGATGGCAAGTTTGTTGTCGTCTGGGTAGAGCCACATGCCAGGGGATTGGAGGAGAGGGAGAGTAGAGCCGTCATAATCGTCACTGCCCTTTACGAAAATGTTCTTCATCGATCTTTTTCCATTACATGTTGAACTTGTGTTTGTGAAGTTGCTGTCCTTAATGTAGATCCAGAAGGAGTATGTAAACTCAGTACCGAATTTTCCGTCAGTTGATGGAGTGACCTGTCGTCCATCTACAAGGGTAGTTGTTGAACCATCTTGAATATCTCTAATGAAATATGGGGAACTGTTTTTTGTGTTAAGATAGTCCCTAATGATTAAATAACAGAAGTATATTATCAATAAAACGACAATTGCAATAATAACAATTTTGATAATAATTGATAATGTATTAGAACTGGTGCTACTGCCTTGAGTCGAAAAATTTGCTTGATTTGAAGACATCTATAACTTATAATATAAATAAGATATATTTTCTAAAGAAAAATAAATTTTATTTTCTATAAAATTTATTGTATGTGTGTTCAAAGATTTATTCGTCACTGCTCTGTCTATCAGTCTCATTTATCTTGCCATTATTAAACATGTTAAAAGATACTGCAGATGATCCATCCGGTCCTCTTGTGTATAGTGATACAACATCCTCTGGATTGAGAGATCGTGTAAAGTATTGGAATCTACCCATCTTTCCATAGAATCCTCCATTGTGATTAATCATCAATTTATCATTCTTGTTGTTGACTGGGATGCCGTCAAGGATGCATGTTCTCTCCAATTTTCCGTTGACATATATATCTACAGATCTGTTGTTGAGAACATATACAATGTGTACCCATTTCTGTAATGGAATGTTTTGGACATCACATGAACTCATACCATTTGAACCCTTTGTGGATGTTACAACCTTCATGGAGTTTGTCAATGGGTAGAACCAGATACTTGGACTGTGAACTGGCTTGGAGGTGTTACCCTTCCACATGACATTTTTCCACTTTCCGAATCTGTAATCCCAATCTCTAATGTAAACCCACATACTGTAACTCAAATTGTATCCAGAACTTGGCATTGGAACAGATGTAGTTGGTCTCTTAACCCACGAATCGATTGGAGAATCGATAATAACCGGATTCATATTGCTCTGTTCTTTTCCCTTTTTGACCGCATACACAATCCACCATATCAACAGAATAATAATAAGTGCGATAACAATCCAGATAAAAACTTTTGTTCCAGTACTACTGCTCTTGTATCTACTCATGACTTTCTGTCCGGTATTTTTAACACCGTTGCTTACTCCTCTTCTTGAATTACCTCGGCTCATATTTCCAGAAGTTGTTGTTGCACCTCTGCTATTACCACTATTAGAACTCATATTATATTTTATATAAGATTATTTTTACAATGGAAATTGAAATTAATAGACATTTATTTTGCCACTAAAAGTTTGTTCATTCGTAATAACATCGATAGTTGATGTGTTCTCAATGTTGTACTGATCAGCTTTCTTTTTCAAACTGGATATTAATGGGAGATAGTTGTTGTACAAAGTCTGAATTTCATCTGGGTTCAATACACGATTGTAGAAATTGAAATAGTTCAAGAATCCTGGAAATCCCTGTGCACCACCATTCAAACTTGGTCCACCAGCAAAATAAACACTCTTATATCTAATATTTGATAGATAGATTGAACTACTAACAAGACCAGTTATCTCTAATAGACCATCCCTAAACACAGAAACTGCATTGCCATTAATGGTTGTTGTGATATTTATCCATCTGTTCAATTCTAAGTTCTCCAACATGAAACTCTCACTATTTGAGTTGTTACTAAAGACAACATACAGATTCGTCAAATCTGGTCCTAACCAGAAACCAGGATACTGATTTATCGAATTCAAATCAACATTCGATCCAGATATATCATCACCTCTATGCATAACAGCTTTGAAATCTTGAAATCTAAAGTTACCAAATGAATAAGGCTTCAATGAAACATTCATTTTAAGTTCCTGTGAAAGTTGGTTGACAAAGTATGCATATAATCCAGCTTCATTACCTGTAATATATATCCAGAAACTGTATGTGTACTCTCCATTAAGATCATTTCTTAATTGATTAGATGGTACTACATAATTAAGATCTGAACGTCCCAACATATTTGGATACACAATCTTCAAATATTTAGCAAGAACCTCCTTGAAGTTCTCATCACTATCAACGAGACCAATAAATGGTAGATCATCTTTTATAATGAGAGAGGAGTTATCAGCACTCAAATGACGGTTTATAACTATCTTGTTACGGAAATACAGGTAAAATAGAATTACAGGGATACCAATTAAGATGATTATGAGAAATATCTTTTGGAACATTGTTAAACTACCCCACCAAGCGATCATCTTTTCGCGTCTTCTCTTCATGATCTGTTTTGTTAATTCACCAATTCTCTGGAAATAGAGACTGTAAGCTTTGCTATTACTTATCTCTGGAGAGTTTAAATTGATACCTGAATTATTGTTATTACTCATCCTTAATATAGTATACTTATTTTTTTTTCACACTGTAGTTTTTTGCAAAAAAATTGTACAATCCATCTTTCGAAGTCACTGTGTCAAGATTGCTGAGCAATGCCGGAGATATTATACCAATAATACCTATTGCAATAACTAAGCATTTCACAATTCTATCTATTCTGAGAACATCATTTATCTTCTCAAAAAAATAGTAAATTAAGAAGATACCAACAAACAGTACAACAAAGAATACTACTCCTTTCATATACATATACAATTATTTAGAAAAAAATCGTATCACATCATCTCTGTATCCAACAAATGTTTACCATACTCATAAGAATTCTTAACGCTGTTCTTATTATCTGCCTTACAGAAATTGTACTTATATATATTGATCGGCCCAGCCGCCGTTCCTGAAACGCATTTGCCAATGCCTTGACCATTTGTACACCAACCACAGAAAGAGTCTTTTAAACACAAATTTCTACTTTGATTTCTCGAATATTTGCTATTATTGTATTGATCACATGGTTTGATTGATTTTTCACAATCACTTTTACACAAAAATGGATATATTGTCTGGTAATTCAATTTATCAATACCACAAGTATTTGCGGACACTTTCGTATTTGTCACATACCCTTTGAACCCCCTACATTCACCATCCACAGGACAATAATAAACAACATTTGTATGAATATCTTTTGTTTGACAACTCTCCTCATCGAGAACATTGCAAGATAGATCACAACATTTTGGTGGTTGCGGAAAATTTATATTCGCCAATCCTGGTTGATAAACACAATAACACTTTTTCTTATTAACATCCCACTTACAAAAGTTTGTTGTACCATTATCCGAACATTTGAAATTCTCATGCTGTCCAACATTTCGCAGTACAAGAACAACAATAAGTATAAGTACAGCTAAACAAGCCAATCTTTTATACATAATATAATATATCAAACAAAAAATTATTTTCTCTAGTTAGTATATAAATGATTGAAACTTTTGTTCTGGACAATTTTGATAACATAGCAAGAAAGATGAATGGTGAAGATAAAGTATTCAAGCCTAAACTGTCACTTCCAAATATTCTTGTATCTCTCATAGTATCCATTGGTGCCGCATATTTTGCATACAGATGCAATGAGAAAGAGAATGAGGCAACAAGATTGGTCTATGTTCTCATCGCATTCCTCTTCCCAGGACTCTATCTAATATACTTCTTTATCAGATACAGTATTCTTGGTGGAAAGTGCAATGGTGTTGGTTTAACAAAGTTACTTGCTAAAAAGAGATAAGTTAACATTATTTTTTTTAATATTGTTTCTTACTTTAGATGAGTACTCATTGAGTTTCTTTTCAATCTTTGTTTCATATCTACAACCTAATAGAGCAACATTCACGAATATCTTACTATACATAATCAGTTTATCCAACTCTTTCTTACCTTTTGGTTTATTGAGTTTGATAAACTTCTCTCTCAATCTATAATAATAATCTGTCTCATCATGTAGCTTAGGTATTTTATTGGTTTGAGACACCATATATAGTATTATACATTAAAATCCAAACTATTTTTTTTTTAGAAAAAGGTTAAAAAGGTCATACAATATTTTTTCTGTAGGTTGCGTAGGGTTTAAAAGGGATATGCAATATCTCTTTAATTAAACCTTTTAACATTTAAAACGCCGACTTTTATAGTTAAAAAAACTTAAAAAATAAACCATATTATATATATGTAAATAATAATGAAAAATGAGATTATTTATAATTATACAGGTTGTAAAATGTAAGTTGCCAAACGAAAAAATCATTTTACGTTTATACCTTAACTCATTTACAGACCTTTACCTTTTATAGG